TGACGTATAGCGGGATCTAGCTCGTCTTTAAAGTTTCCTCTAATTGCTGCCATAATTATCCCCTAACTCTACTATGATTGCTGAGCATAAGGATCCAACATTGATTCAGCGATTCTAAAGAGTCCTTTAGAAGCATCACCATCATTGTCGGGATCTAGCCCAACTAACTGGAATTGGCCACTTGTGTCACTAGCAGACGAGGCATTTATTGTATCTTCGTCAGTTAAGTCGAAGAATTGCATTAAATTTGTGGTTGCTAAAGCACCACTCGAGTCGTTTGAGAACAACGCAAAGGGTGATACTATTAGTCCAACCTGATACTTTTTAACTGTTTCATTATCGGAATCAACTGTGTATGTATCGGTTGTACCTGAATCAGGTTCAACTGGGATACCGTTTGCATCAACAACTTGAGCTGCGATACCAGCAACTTCTTCACCAGTAGTTGCGACAACTGCGTGACCGTTGCTGTCTATCATGATTGCATCACCTAATGTAATGGTAGATGAATTATTGATTATGAAATACAGTAAAGTAGGCTCGTCTTTAGTAATGAGGGATTTCCTATAAGAAAATCCTGCCATAATAGCCTCCTAGTAGTAAATAAATACTACAACTAATATAACTATAATTGTCAAGTTGTCAAATCAACAAGTATAAGTACGCCCTATTTCTAAGGCGTACCTATACTACAAAACATATGTCGTTAATCTTTTAGATTTCACCTTCCGCTTTAGCTTTTTTCCAACTTTCAGCAACTTTCTCTGGATCTACTCCTAACTTTTCTGCCATTTCTGCTTGTTTAGGAGAAAGTCCTTCTGAGCTTGGAGTAATGGTTCCAGAGGGCATTGTCCCCATAGTTCCATAAGCATTTTCTCTTGCTTCTGCAAAACCCTCTAAACGACCCTCTTCTTTTAATTCTTTGGCTTTTATAGACATATATGTCCTTTCCAATAGAGTAGGAAGTTTAGTCAAAGGAACAGTATTTATATCCTGACCAAAATCAGATAAATATGCCCCTATCTCTGACCTAATCTTCTTTTGCTGGTCTTTTGGTAAGTTTGCTATACCAAACTTTCTCTCGAACTCAGCAACTTTTTCTTCTCTAGTACTAGCTTTAATATCTGCTACATCTCTACTAAGTCTTTCATCCTCTTTGTGAGGCTCTCCAGTATCTTTTGACGACACTTCTTTTTCTGTCGGTTGCTCGGCTTGTACTCCGTAAGCCTTTTGATAGACTTCTTGGAATTTTGATTTGAGTTCTGGGTTATAAGCAACTGTGTTGATAACAATGTTTGCTTGGTCGATAAACTCTTTTTGAGCTCCAAGTTCGTTTCCCATTCTTCCAAGCTCTGCTTCGAGTTCTTGGATTCTTTTATCTCTTGGGTCTTCTTTTGGGGATTCCTTTGCAGGTTGTTCTGCAATGGTATTAACTTTTTCTTCATTCATTTAAATTTCACCTCCTTCGGATGTCTGTGCGACACGCCCCGAAATAAATATTATCTACCTCTTTTTGATTTTCTAACTGGTCTAGACCAGCCCTTGGTGGCATGATACGCTCTTACTTGTTTCTTGGTGTATAGTTTACCACTTGGGCTTTTATATTTTTTTCCTGATTTTTTAAATGGCATATATATTATACTACAACTAAAATTCTCCGTAACTAGGTTGATATTGGTCAAGCATACCAATCCTTCTTAAAACATCTCTAGCATAGTCCGAACCTACTCCTGTAGTTTGGTATCCAGTTGCGCCGCCATTATAAGAAGCTAGTGCATCATAATAGTTACCTTCGTATTCACTAAGTAAATCTTTCAAAATAATTGCTGCTTGTTCTATTGCAAACGCTGGATCCTTTAAGGCTTCCGCATATTCTTCTGGACTTGAGAAACCAGCTCCCTCATAATAAAATTTGGGTATAATCTGTGCTATCCCAACCTCACCAGACGTTCCCGATAGGTCTGGTTGGTACCCAGCACCACCAGACTCGGATGCAATCAAAGAAGCCAATATATTGGGGTCTATATCATATTGATTAGCACTTTCTGTTAAATAATCCCTATATTGGGTAGGGAACGGCTCCTTGTCCTGATATTCCCAAATTATCTTTCTTTCTGGTTTTGCTTCTGGTGTGTTACCAAAAGTACCTTGCGGAACGTCTCCTGACAATTTAGTTGGCTTTGGAATAACATCCTCTGCAACTCTTTTTACATTCTGACTAAGATAATCTCCTACAACCTTAGCGTTACCACTTACGTCTAACTCCCTCATTTTATTTCTAATATTTTCCCAAAACTCAGGGGTTATTACTGGCATTTTTCTCCTTTTCAAACAACTCTACTTTTATGTTATCAACGAGTCTAGCCATATACTTTATACCAAAAGCTTGTGCTGCATAATCTGCGTGTTTAACGCTTAACGACTGACTAGACGGGTTTATATTAAAACAAGACTTCATCAAGTTCTCTATATATCTGCTTGAAACTCTTTTGTATATTTCCCACTCTGGGGAATCTTTAAGTCTAGACAAAGCCTCTGCCTCAGTTAAAGACATTTTAATCTTGTAAGGAATATCAACTCTTTGTAGTTCGTCCTTTACTTTTTTCTTAGTCATTGCATATTAGGAACGCCCTCAGCACCTATCATTAGAGCTGGATTAGTTGCTTTGGCTTCGCTACCCTCCACACCCTGGCCAACACTTGTCGGAGGTTGAGGCATGCCTGCTCTAGAACCACCTTGTTCCCTTAGTTCTTGAGCTGTAGATTCCCCAAGAACATGGGCAGAGATGTTATTGATGAAATCATCAAACTTGGCTCTGGGTAAATTCTTTACTGGCTCAGAATTTATAAACGCTAAGTGTATGTTTGTGTGTCCCCTACTTGCGTATGGTGTCGGGCCTAGTTTCTTCCCCTCTAACATTATTTCATTTTCTCTGTTTGCTAACTCTAAAAGTTGCTGCTCATCAACCATACCCTGTTGTCCACCCTGTTGCGGTACTTCTGCTTTCAACTCGTCTGGATCAAAGTCATTTACCTCTAATATCTTATCTGCCATCTTACCTGGGTCTATATGACCTTGTTCTATAGCAGCCATTATTATAGGATTGTTGGAAAGTTCGTTTACCTTCTGCTGTAACAAAGGCTTGGATACTGGTAATGTAGGCTCTGCACTCATTCTTAGATCGTAACTTCCGTAATAAGGAATAATGAATTCTGGTTTTATTTCAAAGAAGTGCTCCCCTCTTTCTTTCTTTTCTACTAAAGAGCCGTCTCTTGCTATTTCTAGTTGAACATTTGGAGTAGATATACTTCTAAATCTATCTATCTTACCCTCCCCAACTATATTCTCTACCTTTGGTGTTTTATAAAATTGTACTATATTAGAGGCTCTAAGTCTTATTATCCCAGTAAAAAGTTCTCTGGATAAAAGCCAGATCTTCATTCTCAAAGCCCTCATAGTTGATTCTTTTTGTATAGCCGCATCTGTAGCGGTAGATGTAGGTTGTGGAGATAGTATGCCAGTAACATCTCTACCATCCTGCTTTAAAAGCTCCTCCTCGTGATATGCTGATGGGTTAATATCTCTATATTCTAAAGGTCTTATTGAATTCGGATCATCGACGTAAACGAATCGAGAAGGAGCTATTATAGCCTCATCCTCATCTATAGTTTCTTTATTAGATACAAAAAACGTCTTGAATATATCCAGGTGTTGTCTATCTATTCTCATTCTTCTTAATGTCGTTAATTCATCCTGGATAGACTCTAAAAGCTCTGGCTCACCTATTGCATAAAATCCTGAACCAACAATTCTTTTAACATCCGAGCCTTCAGCAAAAGGAAGCTGTTTGTGCATATAGGGATTGGGACCGTCTCTTATCACGACATCGTTAGCGACTATAACTAACTTGTCTGGGTTTCTACCCCAATAAAATAGGACTTCTACCTGATCGGCTAACATACCTGATGCTGGTTTATAATATTGATAGTAGTCTGAACTTGCACCTGGTCTTACATATTGAACCGCACCGAATTGATCAAAGATAGAACCCTTATATGATTCAACAAAAGCGTTATAGTCCATTACATATCTTCTGATACAATCCTGTGCCTTAAATCTTCCTCTGTTAATAGACTGAGCTAAAGGATCAATATAAAAATCATACAAACTTACTGCTTCTCCATAAACGTCATCAAAGTCAGTCATCTCCTTTTTGACATACTCTTCTTCATTCTTATCCATATCGAATTTCTTTAAAAACTTAACTATCCTTTTATCTTGCCAATAATCTTCCTGCCACACAGTTTTACCTAAAATCAATGCCTGTTTAATTGCCGCATAAGCCTCTAAATCTCCATCACCAATCTCCCAAGTGTAATCCTTGATATAGTTCATTAACTTGGCCTTAGGAATATCCTCAATACCTCTTGCAACGATAGTGGGCTGAACTGTCTGGTCTATCATTTCAGCTAATGCTTTTTCCACGATAGTCGTGGTGAAGGGCGGGACTATGGTTGATTGCCAATCATCGGCACTTCTATCTGGTCTCCATGCTTCATATTGTTTTTCCCACTTTCTCCACTTGGCTTCTAGGTCGTTACCATACCTATCGACACGCCCTGCTTTCATTAAGTGAAATCTTTCATATACGTTTCTTCTTACCGCCTGTATTTCATCTGACGGTTTATATATTGAGTTTATTGTTGCATCTTTTTTATCTTTGAATTGTATCATATCTGTTATTTAGTATAACTTATTCTATGCTGGATAATCAGAGTGAGAGAACCTCCTTCTTTCCATTCTCTTTCTTGGAGGGTAGGAAATCTCTAGTATAGAAGCCAATGCGTCAATTACGTCATCATTCTTACCTCTAGGAAACCTTCTCAATTCGTCTTCTAAAGTAGAATTCTCTGGAAGTTCCTTTTTGTGAAATACTGTTCCCGTCTCATATCTAGGTTCAAGTCCCCTGATTCTTTCATCCTTAGATTTATCGTGGTGAGTCAACTCTTTAATGGGGATAAACCTGTTTCTCTTTCTCATCTCATCATTTATAGAAAATTGAAGAATCTTTTGAAAAGCC